CCTGCCGAGTTCCTGCCCAACTGACACACCACCAGCCACCCGGCCACGGCGCCGGGTCCTTTGACGTGCGCGCGGCCCGAGTTCCGGTTGGGGAACTGCGGACCCCGGCCGCGCGCACCCAGTTCCCCCTACAGTTCCCCGAGGAGACCCGTGAGCGCATACGTGATCGAAGTCCAGGACACCAAGCAGGGCGTCATGTACCCAACGATCGTCGGCCCCTTCCCGGACACAGACTCGGCCCAAGCGTTCGCCGACGAGATGGCGATGGGAACCGCCGCCCAACGAGGCGACGGTGGCTACTCGGCGGTCCACATCGTCGACGACGACCTGTGTGACTACACGCCCGAGCAGTACCGCAAGAAGCTCGCATGCTGGCTCGGTGATGAAGCGTGAGTCACGTGGCGGAGATCCACCCCCTCGCTAATCTCTTCCCCGCGCTAGCCGAGGCGGATCTGAAGACGCTTGCTGATGACATCGCGGTGCATGGCCTTCATGAGCCGATCTGGCTCCACGACGGCCGGATCGTCGACGGACGAAACCGGTACCGGGCCTGCGAGATCGCGGGCGTGCAGCCGGAGTTCCGCACGTACGCCGGCGACGAGAGCAGCCTCCTGTCGTTCGTCGTGTCGCTGAACCTGCACCGTCGCCATCTGAACGAGTCCCAGCGGGCCATGGTCGCCGCGCGGCTCGCCAACATGAGGCAGGGTGCGCGAACCGACCTTGTCGAAAATTCGACAAAGTCGGCTGCCGTCCCGGGCTCGTCCCCTTCCGCCCAGCATGCCACCGAGGTGCTTGGCGTTGAGATCTCTCAGGCGCAGGCTGCCGAACTATTGAACGTCAGCCGGCAGAGCGTGAACACCGCCCGGAAAGTGCACGATCAGGGAGTTCCGGAGCTTGTCGAGAAGGTAACCGCAGGCGCCCTGTCCGTATCCGCTGCTGCGGCGATCGCCGAGGTCCCGGTCGAGGAGCAGCGCGAGGTCATCGCTCTCCAGGACGAGCGTGAGATCGTCCGCCGCGCCACCGAGATCAAGCAGCGGCAGAAGGAGCGGCGCGAGGTCGAGAGGCGGACTCGCGAACTTCCGCAAGCCATAGCGGACTTCCCCGAGCTGAAGCACTACGCCGACCGGCCAGAGAAGGCCATCGCGCTTGCCACCAACCTGCGCCAGTTCAACGGCCCTGAGCTGACTATGCGCCGCGAGAACCTTCGAAAGGCTATCGCCGCCGATCAGCGTCGGGCTGACTTGCCGCCCGTGTCGGCAACCCCCGACCACTACGCGCGCGCCGACGAGATGTTCCTGGCGATCAACGCAGCCGCACAGATCGTCTCCAAGAACGGTGGCCCCGGCACCATCGAGCAGGCCATGGACGGCGCCTCCCCGCTCATGATCGAGACCTGGCGTGAGCAGTGCGCCAACTTCTCCCGTGTGTGCGCCGACCTGGCAGAAGCCTGCGCCCCGCGTCTGAGGAGGCTCAAGTGAGTCGCCGCGACCCGATGCGCAGCGAGGTCGACGCCCTCATCGAGATGGTGTTCCGCCAGCTCGGAGGCCGTGCCACCAACCAGGACATCCAGATCCACGTCCGCACGATTCTCACCCCGGAGCAGCGCAGTTGGCTCGCCGACTACGCGATGGGCCCGATCATCGGCGGCTTCTTCCGACGTCGCAACGGCAGGCTCCCCCAAGCGCCCGAGGTCGACTCAGCCGGTACACACTGCCAGTTAGAGCTGATCACCGAGGACGAGTACCGGTATGTGATCCGCAAGTACGTGCAGCGCAGCGACCAGAACATGACCATGGCGTTCGAGTTCGCGAAGGAATGCCGTGCGGTCCACGGGATCTGGATCGACCCCCACGACCTGTACGGCGACGAGACCGGGACGTGATGTCTCCGTGCACTGGCTCGCGCACTTCCTCGGCCTCGACAACCCCTCCGGCGGGTTCTACCTGTTCTGGTCCGGCGCAGGCGCTGACATCAGCGAACTCGCCATCATCGGCGCCCTGTTGGGTGCCTGGCGCCGCCACAACTGCCACGTCACCGGATGCTGGCGCCTCGGCCGGCACCCCGTCGACGGAACCCCCTGGGTCGTTTGCAAAATCCACCACCCTGACGACCCGCCCACCGCCGCCACCATCCTCAACACCCGCACCCTCACGGAGCCCACCATGCCCAAGATCACCGACGAGCTGCACAACCTCGTCACCGCACTCGAAGCCGAAGGCCACACCCTCGCCAACAAGGCCCGCGCCATCCTCACCAAGCTCCGCGGCGACGAACAGCAGCTCGCATCCGACGCCAAGGCCGACGCCACCCAGATCGCCACCGACGCCCGGCCCGTCATGCAAGAAGCCCAGGACGACGCCGAACAGCTCGCCGCCGAGGTCAAGACCGACGCCCAGAACCTCGCGACGCCGCCCGCGCCCTGACAGCAGCGCCGGCACACGGGAGGCGCCATGACCCTCGCCCACCCCGTTCCCGAAGACCGACGCTGCCACGGGTACATCAGCGAAGACCACCCCACCAAAGCCGGCCAGCGCTGCACCAAACGCGTCGTCAACGGCGAGGACTACTGCTACAGCCACGGCCCCGACGGGCCACCACCCGACCATCGCCGCTGCAACGGCAAGTACTCCAAGAACCACCCCAAGTACCCCGGCGAGCGCTGCCGCCAGATCGTCATGCGCGGCCAGACCGTCTGCATCGCCCACGGCGGCAAAGCCCCACAGAACCTGCGAGCAGCCGAGCGAAGGGCAACCGAGGTGCGCGCCCGCAAACTCGTAGAGACCTACGGCCGGAAGATCGAGACGACGGCCACCGAAGCCCTCCTCGACGAGGTCCAGTGGACTGCCGGCCATGTCGCCTGGCTCCGCGAACGGGTCCAAGAACTCGAAGACGACGTCACCAACGGCACCCACACCAACCCGATCGTCTGGGGCACCGTCCGACGCAAGACCGGCGGTGAGGACTGGGGCGAGACCGAAGAGGCCGTCCCCAACGTCTGGATCAAGCTGTACCAGCAGGAACGAGCCCACCTCGTCCGCGTCTGCTCCGAAGCGATCCGCGCCGGCATCGAGGAACGCCGCGTCAAGCTCGCCGAACAGCAAGGCGCCCTCGTTGCCCAGGTCATCCGCAAGATCCTCGATGATCTGAACCTGACGGCCGAACAGCAGGCGCAGATCCCCAGCGTCGTACCGCGCCACCTGCGAGCCCTCACACCCTGACCGGGGAGGCGCCGGTGACCGCCTCGTGGATCGAGTTCGCTGCCCGCGACTTCGAGATCATCCGGCCGCCTGCCTGGCGCACCATCGCCCGCCCCGAACAACTCGCCCCCGACGGAGACTGGCTCACCTGGGCCTACGTTGCTGGCCGCGGCGCCGGCAAGACCCGCTCCGCCTCCGAATGGGTCCACGAGAAGGCCATGACCAACCCGGGCGTCCGGATCGCTCTCGTCGGCCGTACCCCAGCCGACGTCCGCGACGTCATGATCGAAGGCGAATCAGGGATCATCGCCGTCGCCCGCGACGACGCACCCATCTACCAGTCCACCAAGCGGCGCCTCACTTGGCCCAACGGATCAACCGCCCACGCCTACTCCGCCGAAGTCCCCGCACAGCTCCGCGGCCCCCAACACCACTACGCGTGGGCAGACGAGGCCGCGGCCTGGACCGACGCACCCAAGGGCGACGCACTCGACACCGCCTGGAACAACCTCATGCTCGGCCTGCGCCTCGGAAACTCGCCGCGCTGCGTCGTCACCACCACCCCCAAGCCCAACGCCCTCACCCGCACCATCCTCGGCCGAACCTCCAGCGTCGTCACCCGCGGCTCCACCTACGACAACCTCGGCAACCTCGCCCCCAGCTTCCGCGCCGAAGTCCTCGCCACCTACGAAGGCACCCGCATCGGCCGACAAGAACTCCTCGGCGAGCTCCTCGACGACGTCGAAGGCGCCCTGTGGAACATCACCCTCCTCGACGAGTCCCGCGTCACCACCGCACCCGACATGCGGCGCATCGTTGTGGCGATCGACCCGTCCGGAGGGTCCGGCCCCAACCACGACGAGCAAGGCATCGTCGTCGCCGGAGTCGGAGTCGACGGCGCCATGTACGTCCTCGCAGACCGCTCCTGCTCCCTGTCCCCGCACGGCTGGGCATCCCGGGCAATCGCCGCCTACCGCGAGTTCGCGGCGGACCGGATCGTCGTCGAGAAGAACTACGGCGGCGACATGGTCGAATCCACGATCCGCCAAGTCGACGCTCACGTACCGGTGAAGGTCATCACGGCGTCCCGAGGCAAGGCCCAGCGCGCCGAACCCGTAGCAGCCCTCTACGAGCAGGGCCGTGTGCACCACGTCGGGGCGATGCCGAAGCTCGAAGACCAGATGACGACCTGGACCCTGATCGACGGCACCAGCCCCGACCGGCTCGACGCTCTGGTCTGGGCTCTGACCGAGCTGACGGACGACCACAACGCGCAGGCCTGGATCGCCTACGCGAGGCGTAAGGCCGAGACCGGCAACCAAGCCGTCGATCCTAAGTCCACCGAGTCCACGGCCGAAGCCGCAAGCCCCGTACCGCCCAATCCGGTCGCCGCCCGCCAAGCCGCCCGCAACGCGGCCCACCTGGCACGCTCCTGACCCTGCCGAAAGGGGGCCCCGTTGGACCCCCGCCGTATCGCCAAGACCTTCACGGGCGGCGAGCCCCCCGCCATGGCCGCCGCGGCAGCCGTCTCCGGCATGGCCATGACCCGGCCGTTCGCGCCCGGCCAACCGATCCACCCCTACGACGGATACCAGCGCACCCCCCGCGCGAAGGACTTCCCGGCCGGCTACAACATCGCCGCGAAGCCCCGCTCCCACGAGCGAATCAGCTTCCACACCCTGCGCGGGATGGTCGAGGCCTACGACGTTGCCCAGATGTGCATCTGGCACCGCATCGACTCCATCCGCAGCCTCGACTGGTCGCTCGTCGCCGCCCCGCACTTCGACGGCGACGTGAGTGACGCAATCCGCCTCGGTATGGCGGCGCTGAAGAAGCCTGACCGGCAGATGCCGTTCGCGAACTGGCTGGCCGCCTACCTGTACGACGTGCTCGCCTACGACGCCGGCTGCCTGTACAGGCTGCGGAACCGGCGCAAGGACGTCGTGGGGCTCAGCGTCGTCGACGGCACCACCATCGCGCCGCTGCTCGACTACTGGGGTAACACCCCGCAGGCGCCCGCGCCGAGCCACGTGCAGTTCATTCAGGGACTGCCGTGGAACTGGCTCACCGTCGACGACATCATCTACCAGCCGTTCCGCCGGAAGCCGAACTCGTCCTACGGATGGGCTCCGCTGGAGACCATCCTCCTCAACGCCAACACCGACCTCAGGTTCCAGCAGTACTTTTTGGAGCGGTTCACCGCCGGGAACATCCCGGAGGCGTTCGCGTCGGCGCCGGAAACCTGGACGCCCGATCAGATCGAGACGTTCCAGGGCTACTGGGACTCGTTCATGGCCGGGGACCAGTCCGCCAAGCACACCATCAAGTGGATGCCGGGCGGCAGCTCGATCAGCTGGTCCAACGAGCGGGACTTCACGGACGCGTTCAGCCTCTTCCTGATGAGGAAGACCGCAGCCGCCTTCCACGTCGTGCCGTCCGACCTCGGGTTCACGGAGAACGTCAACCTGTCCTCCGGTGAGTCGCAGGCCGATGTCCAGCACCGCGTCGGTGACCTCCCGCTGATCCGCCACCTCCAGCACATCCTCAGTGCCTTCCTGCAGGATGACCTCGGACTGCCGCTCGATTTCACCTTCGACTTGGGCGAGGAGCAGGCCGACCGGTTGCAACAGGCCCAGGCCGACCAGATCTACATCCAGAACGGTGTGATTGGCGCCTCCGACATCCGCGCCATGCGGTATGGGCTGGAGGAGCCCGAGGGTAAGCCGGTCCCCCGGTACATCTTCACGGCCCGCGGTGGCCCCATCCCGCTGGCGTCTCTGTACGCGGTCGCCGGGCAGCTCGACCCGGCGACCGCCGCGCCGATGCCCGGCGTCGCACTGCCCCACACCGCGTTCGCCGGCGCCGAGGGGGTCCTCCCCAACCCGCCGATCATGGTGGCGCCTCTCGCCGAGCAGGAGTACGGTCCGGCCGCCCTCCCGCCAGCCCCGCCGCCGCAGCCTGGGGCACCCGGGCCCGTGGCGAAAGACGACGGCGCTCCAACCGCCGGCATCACCACTGCGACCGGCATCACCGGCTACGACCTCGACGACGAGGACGGGCAGGACAAGGAGCAGCTCGCCAGGTCCGAAATCGCCGCGTTCCGCAAGTTCGCCAAGTCCCGCCTTCGGGCAGCGAAGTGGCGAGACTTCGAGTTCCGCACCATCGGCCCCGTCAGGGCGCGGCGCCTCAACCAGGCCGGCAAGCTCACCCTTCGCAAGGCACAGGGGGAGATCGCCGTTGCCGGCCTCGCCGTCCAGGCTGCCGACACCGGGCGGGTGCTGATGCTGCAGCGGGCCCTCGACCCCGACGACCCGGCAGCAGGCACATGGGAATTCCCCGGAGGTCACCTCGAAGCCGAGGAGAGCCCGCTTCAAGGGGCTTGGAGGGAATGGGCCGAGGAGACCAACCGGATCCCACCCCCTGGCGTGCAGAGCGGGTCGTGGGCCAGCACGGACGGCGTCTATCAGGGCATCGTCTGGACCGTCGACTCCGAGAACTGCGTGCCACTCGACAGCCGCGGCCAGGTGTCCAACCCGGACGACCCAGACGGTGACTGCGTCGAGGCGATCGCCTGGTGGGACCCGGCGCAGCTCCCCGACAACCCTGCGGTGCGGCCGGAGTTGCTGGCGAGCCTGCCAGATGTCCTCGCCGCCCTCGGCTGCGGCTCAGTCGAGAGCCCGGTCGTACTGGAGAAGGCGGCTGCCAGCCCAAAAGGTTCGGCCCCTGACGGGGCCTGGCCTGGATGGGAACTGGATCTGGCGGTCGCCGCGCACTGGGTTCCGCTCATTGCCGCGGCGATCGCCGGGGTCCTGACCGCCGACACGGTCCGCCGCCTGGTCAACGGCTATAACACCCGGAGGCCGGCAACACCGACCACCAGCGACGCCCTCGACTGGCTCAACGGCCAGGGCATCGACCTGGCCGGCCCACTCACCCCCGTCCTGAACGGGCTCACCATCGACGCCTACCTCCTCGGTACGGCCTCGGCGCAGGCCTCCGCTGGCGGTGGGATGCAGGTAGGTGACTGGGAGCCAGGCCAGACGGACACCGCCAAGGATCGCATCGAGGAACTCGGGGCGGCAGCCGGGCTGGCCGCCGTGCTCGCCGCGGTGCCGGCCATCGCCAGCCGGATCGCCGACTCCCGGCTGAAAGACGCGGCCCGCGCCCTGTCAGCGGGGGCGGCCGCCGGGGACAGCCCGGACACCGTCGCCGAAGCCGTCGCCGCAGCAGCCTCGGACTCCGGCAGAGCCGAGGCCGCGGCCGTCACCGAGACCACCCGCGGATCCGGCACCGCTGCCCTCGACTACTACACCCGGCACAACATCGCCACCACACGCTGGCTGACCGAGCCCGACGGGCGCGTCTGCCCGATCTGCGACGCCAACGCCGCCGCTGGCAGCCAGACCATCGGCGCCGCCTACCCGAGCGGCGACACCTCGCCCCCCGCACACCCCAACTGCCGATGTGCACTCATGCCCGCCTAGGAGGTGGCCAGATGCCCGAGCAGCGCTATCTCCTGGGCGTCGCCTACCAAGCTGGCCCCGATCCACGAATTCAGCGCGGCGCTGACGGCGGCCGCGACTACTTCTCTGCCGCCGAGCTGGAGAAAGCCGCCTGGTCCTTCCTGCCCGGCGGCGCCGACGTCGGCCTCTTCCACGGCCCGGACGACACCGTCGGGCACTTCACCGTCACCGAGTCCTACATCTACCGCGGCCCGGACTGGCACGTCGGTGACGGAACCGTCGTCAAAGCCGGGGACTGGCTCGTCGGCGGGATCTGCGACGAGACCGCATGGCGCCTCTACAAGTCCGGCCGGATCACCGGCTTCTCGCCGCAGGGACAAGCGCGGCGCATCACGCGACGGAGCATCGAATGA